GGGCGTCACTTCCAATGACGTTCGATCTAAAACTTTTTCGTTTGGGCTTTCACAGAGCCTTGATCTGTGTACTTAGCTTTTCTTTAAAGTTGAGTTAGAAAACATAATACGAGTTTTCTTTCGTTGTAGACGAGTTTTTGAGATCTGATGTTATGCATTTGATCAACAATCCTCGGATATGGACTAAATAGACACTGGCGTGCCGCTAGTGTGGTAGCTTCCACAAGAGACTTATGTTACCGGTTCGATTCCGGTTCTAGTTAATCTCTATAGCAGTTCATGTTCTTAGTTGTTGTTTTGTATGTGTGATGGATTTTTTTGGAAACATTCTTGCCTGGGGGAGACCCCTTGCAGGATCGTATAGTCGTTCCTTGCTTCTAAGCGAGTCTAGCTGTGGTGGCTGGATAGTGAAGTTGTGTATGCGAACGCTAGTAACGTATCTTCATACGTTCCTGATTGCGAATGCAGTGGTTGATGTTGCGGACGTTGAGTTTCCGCGCTGTTACCTTGCCCATGATGGACGTAGGACACTGTAAGATATTACGATGTGGGATCAGGCCCGTATTCGCCAAGTCACAATGACTACGACCAATGTTCTTTCGTTCGAGCAAATGTCGATTCTTGAGATGATGCGGGGCGCTTTGGATTTGAGCGCAGTCGATCGGGTGTTCCAGGAGGAGCATCCGCGTTGTTCTGTAGGGAACACGCGTTACGATTGGCTGAAGTTCTGGGAGTTTTTGGGCGAAAGCCCGGAAGCTCCTGATTCCTTGGTGCGTGCGCTGCTGACCTTGAAGGGTCAGAGATTGCATGCTCCAGATGTCCAGAAGTGGTTTGGCACTGGTAGTGCTAGCGCTTTAGCTGCTTTGTCGAGTTTACTCCTTGGCAGCTTTAGTGGACGTGCGATTCTGGAGCGTTCTGCTGGGTGGCGGAAGTGTGTGTTGCCGCAAGGTAACAATCTGGAAGAACCAGAGACCCCTGAGAAGTGGTCTTTGGTTGTGAAGGATGTTGTGAAGTACCATCTGTCGTCGTTGTGGGGGTCGCGTGTTGCGGCCTTCGCTGTTGGTGCGGCGATAGGGACACTTTGGTCCTGTGAGGGACTGGTCGGTTGGCAAGTTGTGGCAGCAGCTACAGCTTTTGTCTACCATCACAAGTTGCACGCTGAGGTGGTGTCAGCTCTTGGTGACGTTTCGAGAGTGTGTCGGACTTGGCACGCTTTCGGAAGGAAGGGAGAGGGCACCCTTGAGGTTGTTGCTCAGGGTGTCGCTTCGACGCGTTCACTGGTGGCTTCGGTCGTTAGTGCGCCGTTGAAGGTGGAGATGGAGATCAAGCCTGAGTTTGAGACGATGGTGAAGAAGATCGTCGAGACTTACGGGCCTGATGTGAAGCAGAAGGCAGACGTTGCATACGAGCTTGTGTGCGGCGGGTTGTTTGCTTACCTTGCATGGGAGTGTAGGGATAAGCCGATGGCTTTGTTGGCGTGTTCGTTGTTGTACGCGTCAAAGCAGAGAGTCAACTATGGTGTGAAGCTCTTGATGAACTTGTTAGAGTTTGTTGGAGGACCTCCGGCGCGAAAGGAGAAGGGGGAAGATGCTGTAGCACAAGGTTGGCGCGAGACATTTGGTGACGTGGTTGAGAGCATGGGGCTCAAAGCTACGTTGCCGAAGATACCACAGTCGTGGTATAATCTCCATGACGTAGCGAGGAATGTACGTGATGTGAAGGAGGTTGCGAAAGCCCTGAGATGGGCGTTTACGGAAACGATTGATGCGATTTCAGAGGCCTTTACTGGTCTTCCGTTCATGCCGAACGTTTCTCGTGATTTGGTGAAGAAGACGCAGGATTGGATTGAGCAGGTTTCGAAGTATCGTGAGACGTATCCTGCGTATCTTGGAAACGAGACGCGCGAGCAGGAAGGTTTATTGAGAGACCTGATGGTTAGAGGTCTGAGGATTGAGAAGGAGTTTATGGCTCAGAGCGTTGAGGTGAAGACTGTTGTTCCGTTCTTTGAGGCGTTGTCTGCTATACGTGGGCACTTTGATGCGATGATGTCGCATCGGGGTGCAAAGCGTGATAGGCAGGAACCAGTTACTATTCACATTATTGGAACACCTGGGTGCGGTAAAACGCGCTGGGTGCAAGATTTTGTGAGGCAGTGGATGAAAGAGCACAATATTGTCGGATCGGAGTCTGACACTGTGTTTTGGCGAACGCTGACGGATGAGACTGTGTTTTGGGAAGGTTATACTGGACAGGATATTACTGTTTATGATGACATTTTTCAGAGCAAGAACGCAATACACCGTCTATCAGAGGTGATGGAGGTGATTCGTGCGAGTCAGACTGGTTCGTGGCATTTGAATATGGCCGCGTGTCAGGCGAAGTCGTCGATGTATTTCTTGTCAAGGATTGTGATCCTGACGAGCAATGCAGAGTCTGTTCCGAATGACTTACCGATTACTGATCTTGGGGCGTTTCGACGCCGCAGGACCATTGTTGTGAAGATGTTCGACGAGAATAATTTTACTGTGTTGGATCGATGGACAAACGCTGAGTGTGGAAAGATGGATTCAAAGCAGTTGTTTGCGTGGATTAAAAAGCGAGAGCTTCTGCATGCTTTGCAGTTTGGACAGCGCACCGCTGGGAGCGGGCGCTTTGATGGTTGGCAGGCAGCTAACCCGGATGTGTTATCGCAGGCGTATGATCGCCAGGCGAATCCGCATTCGCAGGGAAAACGTGAGGAGAAGGTAGCGCGGCGTAAGGCTGCGGCTGAAAATGTGTTTGAACAGATGAGTCCGGAGGAAATGTCCGTTATGGCTGCATTCGTGCATGGGGCACGTGTGAAGCCGATTGGGACGAATGATGAACCGGCAATCAAGGAGAGGTTGTTGTTTTTGTACAACGAGGCGAATCTTGTTTTGGACAAGATGCTCGTGTGGCGGACACCTGGGCTGGTGTGGGACATTGGACAGTTGGTGTTGCAAAATACGGTTGAAGTTGCTGAGGTTGTGGTTGAATCGGCGAAAGCTGAGGTGGCTGCACTGGATGAACCGTTGACGGCGATGGATGAGATGGGATGTGAGATTTCTGAGTCAATTCCGTTGCCGCCTGACATGAGGCCAAAGGTTGTGGATGTTGTACCGACACCCTCGCCAGTGGTGGCGAAGGTGATTGGTGCGTTCATACCGATTAGCACGAATCAGGAATTCGAGTGGAAACTGAGTGAGCGTGATGCTGGGATGGATTTTGAGGACACGCGGGCGCGTGGATTTGATCGCTGTCTTGGGCGTGATTGTGGGCATAAGGAGGCCCGGGACTCTTGTTTCGGGAATCAGTGCAATGATTTGCGCCATGCGGCACAAGTACATTTTCTAGGCTTACGAGTCTGGAGAGATCGTGTGTGGCAGAGCATGGTTACGCGCTGGGAGATATTGCGTGGTATGACTATGTTCAGTGACATTCGTTCGTTGTATTGTTTTTTGGATACGGCAGGGATGGTTGTGTTTTTGATGGATGTGATACACTGGTTTGTAGATAGAGATAGCTCTTTTATTGGAGCGCATCCGTGGTGGTCCGCAATGCTTGCACTGAAAGCCGTGGTTATGCCCTCTGGGAGAAGCATTTGGCACGGTTCTGCGCCATTTGCTGATTACGCTGTTGTTCGTGGAGCGAATACAGCGTGGAAGGCTGCTGCGGGTGAAAATCCGTTTGTACATGGCGAGAAGAAGGTGGTTGAGCCTGTGAGCAAGGTGAAGGAAGAAGCAGTGCCGGTTGGGGAAGCCCAAACGACAATATTGCGACCGACTGCACCTTTGCTCATAAAGCAGGCACCGGTGAAGCCGGCGCTCAAGTTGCTGCCTCGTGGCGCGCGCGCACAAGCGCACGCTGATGAGACTGTGACCGCTGTGGCGTTGGCTGCTGCAGTGATCTTTCGTGTTGCGAAGGGTGGTCAGACTACGGCGTTTGAGTTCGCTGCATTTGGCATTGCTAAGAGGTGTTACATGACTGTGGAGCACTTGCTCGGGTTCATTGATGTGTTGACTGCGAGTGGAGAGGATCTCTCTGCGTGGTTAATCACTGATGACCGAGGAAGGTTACATGGCACTGTCAAGGACATGGATGTTCTGACGTGTGCTGGCTGGGACATCTCGTTTGTAAATATGGGGAAGTCCGCGCCGGAGACGCGTGATGTGATCCGTCACTTTGCAGAGGTGATTCCGGATACCGTGTTTTTTGATGGCGGGTACTGTAAAAAGACACCCGCGGGGATTGTGACTCGTTCGAATGGAAAGTGTCGCCTGGCTGGCGACTCTGTATATAAGGAGGATAGCAATTTGATTGTGAATACGAATCTGATGATGAGGATACCAGAGGCGACTACGCGTGGAGACTGTGGAATGGTCTACTACGTTGGTCACGCTGGGAATCCAAAATTCATTGGCATGCACGTCTCTGGAGATGGGGCGACGTATGGTGAAGGATCGATTGTGATGAAAAAGGATGTCGTGGAGGCGATGGAGCGTTTCTATGGCAAGCAGGTGTCACAAGGGAAGAGCTATGGTGTATATATTGAAGAAGATGTAGACAGGATGGTTCATCCCGAAGTGGCGCAGCAGAATGTGCCTGTGGGACGCCTCAAGAAGGAGTGGCGTTTGCACATGCCTAGTGGCAATGAGATTGTCCCTGGGATGTTGTATGGCGTGATTTGGGCACCGACGACTGCGTGTGCGCCTACTGGATTTGGTTATTATAACAGACCAGAAGGACGCGTGCGCTGTTCGCCGATGGAGAATGCGTGGAAGAAGATCGATCACGAGTTTCCTGAGATATCCGCTGAGCATGAGGTGCTTTTGCGTGAGGTCATCAGTGACTTATTTGATGAGTTGGGTGATGTTGACGCGCGAGAGTTGAATATGTTTGAAGCGTGTAACACCACGGAGAAATACAAGAATTTGCGTGGCATTACTTTGTTGAAGTCGCCTGGGTTTCCCTATTCGAAGATGGAGAAGCCTGATGGTGTGTTGATAGATGCTGCCGGAGTTGTGTATGCTCGTAAGGGCAAAGTTCCGTGGTGTGAAAACGTACAGGGTGGCGTGATGCCACTCCCGCTTGTCCAGGAGGCGGTGCAAAGAGTCTTGGACGGGAGTCAGATCCCGATCTTCACAGATACCGTGAAGGGCAATGAGCGTCTCCCATTTGAGAAGGTGTTGGCTGGTGAGCCACGCCGTCTCTGTGGGAGTCCGTTGGACCTTACGATTGCGATGAAGATGAAATTTGGAGCGTGGATGAACTGGCTCATTGAGACTAGGGCTCATCATCCTGTGAAGATAGGAGTGAACCCGTTCTCACCTGAGGAGTGGACTGCGCTTGCGCGTTACCTGGAGATTGACGACCCGGATAGGCTGTTGATGGCAGGAGATTGGCGCAAAATGGGTCCGTGGACCCCCCGTTTGGTGACGCTCGCAATTCAAGATGAGAGGAGAGCGAGGTTGCTGGCGAAGGGTCGCACGGACGAAGTGGAGATGCAAAACATTGACGCGTGTGAGCGTGATGCCGTGCATGTTGCTGGAGATGCGATGTTCTGGCTGCGTGAGGGGTTCAGTTGTGGCAGGTTTGATACTGCTATGATGGACTCGCTTGTGGCGCTCGTTGTGCCACGTGTATGTTTTTGTATTATTACTGGCCAGAAATGGTCGATGATTAAGGAGCACTTTCGTATGTGCGTTGGTGGTGATGACCACGTGATCACTGTATCAAAGGATATGGGGAAGGTCGTGGACATGATCAAGTTGCGTGATACTGCGAAGCGTGTATTCAACATGGAGTACACAGACACGACGAAAACTGGAGAGTTACGTCCGTTTGTGCCACGTGCTGAATTGACATTCAACAAGCGAGAGTTTGTGCGTGATGGAGAGATTTATCGCGCACCGCTTCCGCTGGCGTTGTTGCAAGAGTTGGTGCAGTGGCGCACGCGGACGGCTGAGAAACATCAGGCACTGGAAGAGTGTATTGTTTCCGCTTTCCATGAGTGTGTGCACCACCCCCTAAGTGTGGAGCAAGAGTTTGTTGCGAAGATAAAAGAGGGGTGCGAGATGATTGGAGAGCCGTTGGACGTGAAGTTTGTGGCGGCGCATACGCGTCCCCTGACTGAGTACTGGTACCGTAATGGAAAGATGGTGTCCGGTGTGATTTCGGAGGCGCAAGGGCCGAGCAATGACTGTGGTGAGACGAAAGTCCCAAAGAATAGTAATTGCGAGTGCCCTATTGTGTTGCCGCGGTTTCTGAATGGGCACTATGCGCATTGCAAACCTGGTGTGAGGCCAGAAGGTGGTGAGTCGGAGTTTTCGGTCAATGCGGACAATTTTGTCTGGGATCCGAAGCACCGGCTCATTGCGTTTGAGTTCATGATTAACTGGGCGCGGAAGAATTCGTACTGTTCAATTCTGAATGGTGGTGAGATCTGCGACCGTTGCGAGTTGTGGGCGTTGAGCCATGCAGAGGGTTGGCATTCGCCTGTACCGTTTCCGCACACACAGTGTGTGATGCTGCGGGGAGTACGGCGTTTGGCGCTGGCAAGTGGAGTACTGCTGGCGATTGGGTGCTGGGCTGCGGTGAGTCAGGCACAGTCAGGGAAGGTAGAGGTGCCTCCGCCGGCTGTTGCCGCGACTGAGAAGGCGGCTGTTGAAGGAACGAATACTGAGGTGGCTGGGATTGTGACGCACCAGGAAACTGGTGTTGCTGAGAGTCTGGTTTGGCCGACGTATTCGCCGTTCACGCATGTGGACAATCCGTTTCCAAGTGAGGGCTTGGCTGCGGTGTTGTCGCGGCAGTATACTTTGCCGCTGGCATGGACTGCTGCACAGGGGACTGGTTACGTGTTGAAGCATTTGAATATTCCGTATGATATGATCAATACATACGTGAATCTTACAGATAAGATTGACCGTTATCGGTACTTCCGTGCAGGGATCGAGATCAGCCTGAGGTGTGCTGGCACGATGATGCACAGTGGTCGTTTGATTTTGGCGACGATGCCGCACTGGATTAATAATTCAGCGCTGTCGTACGAGCCAATGCCACCGACCGGTGCAACTGGAGATGTTCAGGCAATGACACAGCAGGAGTTTATCGCACTCTCACCGAATGCGATGAACACTGTGACGCTGAAGTTGCCCTGGGTTGGGCCGCAGTCGTGGGTGAGTCTGAATAGTCTTGCTGGACAGCAGTCCTACATGGCAGCTTTTGTCATTGCGGTGTTGGTGCCGTTGCGTTGTAGTAACGCAACTACGGTGCCCCAGATTGAGGTGCTTGTGCAGATGCGTTTTGTGGATCCTGAAGTTGCTGGGCCTACGCTCGGTGGCTTTACTGCGAGTCGTATTGCACAGGGTGGACCTCGTGAGGAGGCACGCGCTCGTGCTGAGAAAGGGACGATTTCGAAAGTCGCGGCAGCGACTGCGGATGTTGCGAGTATTGTCAGCGTTGTGCCTGAACTGGCTGGTGTGGCTGGCGCTGTTGCAAGTGCTGCGCGTGTGGTTGAAGGCGTTGCTGGCGCCTTTGGACTAGATCGACCAACGAGTTTGGAGTCGACGCACAAGATGATCAATCGCCCGACGGATAGTTTTACGTATGGGCATGGACAGGATGTGGCTGAGAAGCTTGCACTTGATCCTGAGAATCGTGTGACGACCGAACATGGCGTGTTTTCTGTGCCGCGTGATCAGATGGCCTTCTCGGAGATTAACGATCAACCAATCCTGGTGTTTCAGGGTTCGGTGTCGTCTTCAGTTGAGCCAGGAACGATCGTGGCACAGTTGGCGATGTGTCCGACTACGTGCATGATGGCGGCGCTGAGAAGTGGCGTGTGGGTTGAGTACCCTGGTGTAGCTGGGATGCTCGCTCGCGCGTTTCAATATTGGCGTGGTGGGATGCGATACTGTGTTGAGTATATTTGCCCTAAGACTGTCTCTGCGACATTCACCGAGACCAGTGTGTTTGACACGGACACTTCGTCTGTGCCGACTGAGACTGGCTATGGAGATTTGCAGAGGCGGCAGGTGACTGTTGTGGGTGATACGATCACTGAAGCGACGATGCCGTACTTGAATGAGCGGCAGTGGTTGCCAATTTTGCCGTATTATCAAGTGCAGTCGCCAACGAGTGGGTTTGGTGGTGAATATCCTGATTGTCAGGTTGGGATTTTGGCCATTCAGCTGCTCAATGGTGTGACGTCTGCCTCTGAGTTGTCGCTTGCTGGTATTGACATCAACATCTGGGTCGCACCTGGGAAGGACATGCGTTACTACTGCCCGCGTGAAGTTGGACTTGAACAGTGGGCACAAGGAGGGCGTAGTGGGTTCTGGGATGACACTGTTGATTACAGTGCTACATGGAAGGATGTCATGGATGGTGACAAGTATCGTGGACACAGCATGCAGGAGGTCATCGGGTTGCTCGGTGGTGGCGCGAAGAAGGGTGATGGGGTCGATGAAGTTGGAAACATGTCGATCAAGCAGCGTTTCCGGCGTAATTTTGAGCCGTTGCATCCTCATTCCGTGCAGATCCACATGGGCGTGGTGCATGGTGAGGAAATCGATCATCTGAGGACGCTGCTGATGCGTTATACTGAGCTGCCTGAACTGTACAATGCCGAACTTGGTATTGTCGACTGGTTCTACGAGATGTCGCAATCGGTTGGGAGTGTCTCAAATGACACTTGGGCCTGGCGACTTATCCAGTGTTTCCAGTTTTGGCGTGGCAGCACGCGCATCAAGATGGTGTACTCCGGGACGACCGGTGGATACACAGAGAATGTGGTTTTGGTGCCCCGATACCCGTATCTCGATGTGAACGGAGCGAATCTGTCGTTGGATCGCGGCTGGCAGGGTGTTCAGTGGATGGACGCAACTCAACAGCACGTGATGGAAACACAGGTCCCGTATTACAATGACAGGGTGTTCAGTACGACGAGCACCGTCGCTTTCGGGTACGACCCGTATGGTGATAGCGACGGTATTCAGGTGCTGAACTACCAGTTGAATTCTGGGGCACCCGCGATGGATCAGCGGAATGTGTATTGGGCCGCGGGTGATGATTTCAGTCTCGGCTGGTATAAGTTTGCCGGGGTGATCATTACTGCGCAGTCGGATGTGGTTGCTCGAGCGCTTCGTCTTCGACCGCATCGTCCGTCTCGCCGTGAGGTGTGGGCAGCAAGGAAGGAAGCGCGTCGAAAGCAGCGTGAGGGAACGTATGCGCAGTTTGTCGTGATTAAGAAGTAGAGTGTTGGAAACTTACAACACCCACCCCCCTAGCCAGGGGGTGGACAGGTGGTCTCAGCCTGGGTAAATAAGTGGTAAATTTTTAGATATGACCTAAAAGGTTGTTTAAAAGAGGTGTGGCTCACCCAAAGGGAATACAATTGCCCTGTTTTAAATAGTTATTGGAGCACGTTGAGGCTCTTTTAGTTCTATCCTCG